AAAAAGGTCGACCTATTTTAGGGCATAGGTCGGAAGTCGGTGGTAATACTAAACACCGACTTCTGCCCTACTGCATAAATTTTCCGCGCGGAAATATTCAAGCCTCTTAATCGATATGCGGGGAGAGAACTTAGTTTAGTATAAGATTGAAATAAAAATCAAAGATTTTCATTATTGCGTCCCGCAAACTGGATCCCTCATCGTGTGCACTCGCCGGGAGGGCTATGCGAGACAGGGAGGCATATATTAATAATAACTTTCGCCATTTAGGCATCCGTTCCTACGTTACGCGGAGGGCTAAAGCCTATCCGCTGCTTGTACTCACTTCCAGTATTTACTAGAACGTATTTTGCGTCCTAGATTCGGATTTTATTTGGATTCGGATTTTAACCATTAGGGTGCCACTTAGTTTCTGAAGGGTGCCGATGCGTATCGACCCCGGAAATGGACGTTTCAGAGGGAGCTGAGTATTTTGTTTTTGACCCATAATTTCTCAGGGAATTAAATTTTATTTTAAAATTTGTAATTAAAGATTGATTTAGGACATTAGGTCTTTCACTCGGAAAGTCCTCCAAAAGACAAACCTAAATTTACTTAACAGACGGTTGTTAGTGCTGAATAGTAATTGCTGGTACCTCGCTATTCACGAGGATTAATACGCTTGCAAACTCTATTGTATTTTTGGGCTGCTGCCGAAGGATTGTTATGTCTAGCTCTGATAAACAAGGTGTAAAGAAGCGCGGATGGGCGTTTACGATAAATAATCCTGATTTATCTGCAGATTCGATTGGACGCAAATTGGCGCCCAAAGTTTCTTATTATATATTCCAGTTAGAAAAGGGAGAAAATGGAACTCCCCATTATCAAGGTTTCCTGTATTTGAAGAAGAGAAACAGATTCACATATGTTAGAAAGTACCTACCGGACGGTACCCATATTGAAGCTACTAAAGGTTCCCCAGCGCAGAACATTAGTTATTGTTCTAAAGATGATACCAGAGTCAAAGGACCATTATCAGGACCTTTCACGTTTGGTGAAGCGCCTGCCGGGCAAGGGAAAAGAAATGATTTGGTTAATCTATTCAAGGATATTAAAGGAGGGATGTCAAACCTTGATATCTTTAAGACGCACACTAATGCTGCTTTTAAGTACCGTAAAGGGATTAATGATGCGAAAATGTTGGTTAAAGCTACTAGGGCTGTTGATTTCGAGCCTGATGTTAGGCTGTATATAGGGCCTACTGGTACCGGTAAAACCAGGAGCGCAAGGGAAGAGTTCCCTGATTGCTATGTAGTCCCCATTGGTCGGAACCTATGGTTCGACGGGTATGATGGTCAGCACACAGTTCTAATAGATGATTTCTCCGGAAATATCGGGTTGACAGATTTACTAAGACTTTTGGATCTTAGATACATTGACCCAGTGCCAGTTAAAGGAAGCTTCGTCAATTTCCTTCCTGTCAGAGTTATCGTTACCACCAATAACCACCCCAGTACTTGGTACCAAAATACTGGGAGAACCGAGGGACGAAGAGCCAACTACATGGCCCTCGCTAGAAGATTTAACCTGGTTAGAGAATATTTAGATAAAGACCTGCTTGAGAACAGGCATATTGAAGAAGACTATGTATCATATATGTGTAGTGCCACAATAAAAGATTATTTTAATTAATTATTTGCCATCTATGAATCGGAATCGCGTGTGAAAGGTGAAATCATACTTGTCATCTTCGTCTGCCAGTATCATACAATATATATTGTTTGACCTTCGCTCTGCTGTTGATCCTGTTACGCCTGAATACTCCATGCGTATCCGTTGATTATAGGACCATGTCCATACCCGTTGGGTTGCAGAATACAGATTCGTGGTGCCGTCGCCTACTGCTGCGCATGTATTAAAGCTGAAGAAGTAGTCCTTCAGGGTTTTGAACCTACCAGAGTTGGAAAGGTTGTTCCATGACGTATACGTCAAAGGTGCTTGTAAGATCTCGGTACCGGTCGGTAACGCGCCGTTCGTCTGAGTATCGATAAATATTAGAATACGTATTGACCCAGATGCTGTATCAACTGATTCAGTGTAATCTAATACGAATCTTGTCGTAAACTTTGTTATAGTGCAGAATCTTCCTATCCTGTCTGATTCACCAGTACCGGTAGGTATATCCGGTAGCATTTGCTTTATGACTCCTAGTGCAGGAATATCTGCTGCTAGTACGCCTACATCTATGAATTTCACTTCTTGGCGATTGTAGTATCCACCACGGCGTAAGTATCCTCTCGCCGCGCGTTGTATCGTATGGGCTGCTTTGCCCCTACCTGGACCAAATATTGCATCAGAAAGACGTGTTTGTATATATGCCCGTAAGTACGGGCGGGGGCGTAAACCGCTAATCCCCTTGGTATATGCATCACTTGCATATGATGGGCCGTATAGTGCCTTAACGGCCTGGCCACGCTCATACGATTTCATAACATTACGTGCAAAATTCATTACCTAAATATGATTTACGTTTAGAATAATAGCTACTCTTGGAGCCATGATAGCGCTTCTGGCGTTTGCTTAACTGAGCGTATGTGCGTTTGTAACCTGGCATGCTGCTGCGGTGTGTGCTGTTTGTTGAAAGTTCAACAAAAAGGTCGACCTATTTTAGGGCATAGGTCGGAAGTCGGTGGTAATACTAAACACCGACTTCTGCCCTACTGCATAAATTTTCCGCGCGGAAATATTCAAGCCTCTTAATCGATATGCGGGGAGAGAACTTAGTTTAGTAT